TCGAAGTTGTCGGTGGTGATGCCGGCGGCGGCCAGCTCATCGCGAAACTTGCTGGCCGGGTTGCTGAACTGACTCAGAATGCTGTTGAGCGCGGTACCGGCGCGGCTGGCGTCGATGCCGGCGTCGGCGAACTTGCCGATGATGGCGACGGTGCTCTCCAGGCTGAGGCCCAGGCTGTTGGCCACTGGGGCGGCATAGCTGAGGGCCTGCGCCAGGCCCAGCACGCTGGTGTTGGTGGCATTGGCCCCCAGGGCCAGCACGTCGGCCACGCGGCCGGCGTCGGTGAACGCCAGGCCCATCCCCATGATGGCCTTGGTGACCATCTCGGATGATTCGGCCAGGCTGATGTCGCCCGCCTGGGCAAGCTGCAGCACTGCGGGCAGCGTGGCGACGGCATCGGTGGCGCTGAGACCTGCCTTGGCGAGATTCTCCAGCGCGCCAGCCGCCTCGACGCTGGTGTATTTTGTATTTGCGCCTGCGTCTTGCGCAGCCTGATTCAGCTGCGCCATCTCTTCTTTGCTGGCGCCCGTGGCGGCCTGCACACGGCTCATGGCCGATTCGAAGTCGGCCGCACCATTGACCACGCCGGCGAATGCCTGAATGCCAAAGTACGACGCGATGGCGGCGCCCACAGCCGCCACCTTGGCCTGCAGCGAAGTGAACACCGCCGAGGCGTTGTCCTTCGCGTTGATCAGGATCTGGATGGGCTTGAGGGCCATGGGTAGGTGCGGTGGTCAGTGGTATTGCGCAGCCCGCGGCCTGGATGAGGCAGGCCGCAGGGGTGAGCGGAATCAGGCAGCCAGCGGCATGCCATCCACGTAGATGGCCTCGCCATTGGCGGGCTTGAGCACGTCGGCGTCGAACTGCATCTGAGCGAAGTCGGTGCCGTCGGCGATCACAGGCAGATCACCGGAGGGGATCAGGCTGACCAGCGGCATGTAGAAGTCGCGGTTGGCGCCGGTGGCGTTGTCGCTGGCCACGCGCAGGGCACCGCGCAGTTCGCCAGAGGAACCGGAGCGGATGCCCTCCCACTCCACTTCGGCCTTGCTGTAGCCCACCTTGATCTTTCCGGCGACGATGGTGCCGCCCGACAGGATCTGCAGCGTGCCGCGGTCGGCGTCCAGCACGTAGTCGGTGCCCGCGGCGTAGGTGGTTACGCCATCGGCGCTCTTGACGGTGACGGCGGAGACCTTGCGCGCGCCCACGGGCGTGAGCGCGGACAGGCCCAGCTGGTAGTAGCGGCCAGGGATGACGGTGATCTCTTCGTCGGCGACGGTGGCTGCGGCCTGCGTGACCTTGCCCGTGGAGCCGGAGAGGAACAGGGCGGTGTTGGCGCCGCTCATGTTGTCGCAGGTGAGCGAGCCGCTGCGCTTGACCTCCAGCACGACGCTGGCGTCTTTTTCGCGCAGGCCGGTCTCGGAGCTGTAGTGCTCGGCCTTCTCGGTCTCGATGGAGATGCTGAAGCCGGGGCAGTTGCCCATGTAGATTTCACCCTGGTACTCGTCCGTGGCGGCGTCCATGGGGTTGAAGAACACCCGGCCGCGCGGGATGGTGTATTGGTTTTTCGCAAAGATCAGCGCCATGGTGGAGCTCCTGTGGTGGTTTGGTGGCGAGCCGCTTATGCGTCGCAGCCCATGCGGGTGGTGTTGGTGGTGAAGAGCAGCTCGAAGCCGAACAGCTCTTGCTCGATGGCCTGCAGGTCGCGCGCGGCCTGCAGCTGCAACCGGGCGACGTGGAAGCCTTCGGGGCGCCAGTGGTGCAGGCGGGCGATCACGGCGTCGAAGGCGGCATCGAGCTGCGCGAAGGCGGTGGCCTCGGCGCTGGCGGCGAGCTGCACGACGTAGCGCGGTGCGAGCGACACGCCGGGGCCGCTGGTGGTGGACACATCGGGCGCCTGCATCAGCACCACGGCGCGCGGCAGCGGCCGGCGGTCGTGCGGCAGGGTGCCGTCGCACACGTGCCAGCAGGCGCCCAGAGCGTCGCGCAGGCGGGCGGTGATGGCGGGGACGAGGGTGTACATGCGCCGCCCTGCCCTATGCCACCGGCACCACTTCGAATGCGGCCCAGCCGCCTGCATCGGGTTCCACCGGGGTGGTGATGCGGCAGCGCTGGCCGGTGGGCCACTGGCGGGTGGCCACGATGACCTCATCCCCTTCGGCCACGTCGCCCAGGCCCACGATGCACAGGGAGAGCATGTGCCGGGCAGCAGTGGCCACATCCTGGAACGGAGAGCCCTGCGGCGCCTCGCTGTCGTACAGCGCGCCGACCGTGGGGCCGCCCGCCATCAGGCTGACCGAGGCATTTGCCAGATGCTGCTGCACGCCCTGGGTGACCAGGTCTTGCGCAGCGTCGAAGGGGAAGACCGCAGGCATGGTCAGAATGCCTTGGCGCGCTGGAGCATGCCGGGGCGGGTGCAGATGTGCAGCGGGTAGCTGTACACCTCGGGCTTCACCCAGGCATTGCGGTCGCGGTCGGTGATCAGCATGGCGTAGCTGGGCTGACCCGGGGTGTTGACGAAGTCGAACGTCTCGGCGGGGCTTTGGGCCACTTCGAACACGTCTTTGCCGCCAACGGGGTAGAACTTGCACTTGCCCGGGTCGATGGCAACGGTGCTGTTGTCGTCGGTGCCGCGGTAGTTGTGGAAGACGATGCCGCCGAAGCGCACGCTGTCGAAGGCGAGGTTTTCGCGCAGTTCGGCAGCGGCCTGCTGGTTGAGGTAGGTGTCGCGCACGTGGTCGTGGGCGATGAGCTTGTCGAAGAAGTCGTCACCGGCCAGCGCATGCACCTGGGTGCTGGGCAGCCAGCCACCCTGAGCGGCGCGCTGCATGGCACGGACGACAGTGGCGCACTTGCCGCGCACGTCGGTGGTGGGATCATCCAGCTCGAAGTCGATCTCACCAGGCTGCGCGATGCCGAATTCGGCGTACCAGTTGCGGATGACGGAACCATCGGCATCGAGCACGACGCCCTGGATGGCGCCCAGCATCATGTGTTCGTGCGTGAGGTCAACGTCGTCCTGGAGGTTGGACAGGCGCTGCGCCACCTCGGCCTGCACCTGCTGCAGTTCGCTGGTAGTGCCCCAGGCGCGGATGCTCTGGATCTCGTGAGCGTGCAGGGTGTCGCCCTTGGCAATGCGCACGGTGCGGAAGTCGCGCACGTCACGCTTGTCAGCGTCGGCCTGGGCAAGCGGGGCACCGCGCTCGCTGGTCTGGATGAGGGCGAGCTTTCCATTTTTGCTTTCCACACCCACGGTGATAGTGCGCACGGGCTTGGGCACGAAGATGCCCTGAGAGCCCAGGAATCCGGGCTTGTGGGGACGGCGGTTCAGGGCGGTGGTGAGGGCGGCAGCCCTGAACGCGTCGTTCAGGAAGATGGTCATTTCGGCCATGTGGTTCTCCTTTCTTGCGGCGCGCGGTCAGCGGGCCACGATGCCCAGGGCGGCGAGTTCGGCCAGGGCGGTGGTTTTCTGGGGGGCGGTGATGCCTGCGGGCCAGCCGAGGGCGGCGGCCTTGACTTCGGTATCGCGGGCATTGACTACCGCGGGGCGGTCGCCAGCGGTGGCATCGACGGGCGCGAAGAGAACGGCTGCGGACACTTTCGTGCCATCGGCCGGGTCGGCGGTGCTGGCGGGGTCGAGCACGGTGTATTTGCCCGCGTTGGCGCCCGTGGTGAGCTTGGCCAGCACGGCGCCGGCGGGCAGGTTGTTGCCTGCCAACAGGGTGACGACTTCGCGCGAGCGGGTGCCATTGGCTTCGCTGGCGATGTGTTCGGCGGCGTGGCGGCCTTCGGTGTAGACGGTCATGATGTGTGCTCCTATGCGTAGCTCAGGCGTGGCCGGGCTTGATGCCGAAGGCGGCGTCCCACGAGGCGGCGACGGCGGCGGGGGCCGCGTCTTCCTGGCTCGGTTCGGTGCCCGTGACGTTGGGGTTGCCCAGCGCTGCCATGTGCTGGGCAAACTGGTTGCCCGCACCTGCCTGGGCGGCGGGCGCCTTGGGAGCGGCACCCAGGATGGCGGCGGCCTGCTCGGCGGAGAGGCCGGTGGTGACGCATTGGATGGCCAGCTCGGTGCGGCCTTGCGCGGCCTCATGCGTGAGGATGGCGCTGGTGCGCTCGCGCTCGGCCTTGGCGCCCTGGGTGGCGCCTTCGGCGCGGGCGGTATCGAGGTCGGCCTGGGTGAACTGCGCCTCGGGCGCGGCGGTGGTGGTGGCGGCCTGGTGACCGCCCGGGGTGTTGCCGGACATGGTGGCTCCTTTCTCGGCAGTGGTGCGGGCGGTGGGCCCTGCGGGGTATGAGCGGGCGCGCTGCGCGGCCAGCTCGGCGATGAGGCTGTCGGTGGTGGCGATGCGGTCGGCCAGGCCCGCATCGACGGCGGCCTGCCCGGTGTAGGTGGCGGCCTGGGTGGCGCGCACGGCGCGCGCTTCGATGCCGCGGTGCATTGACACGGCGTCGATGAACATCCCGTAGAGGTTGTCGATTTCGGCCTGCCAATCCTTGCGCACGGATTCGGGCAGGGGCTCGTAGGGGTTGCCATCGACCTTGTGGCTGCCCGCGAAGATGTGGGT